GTACATCTATTGTGCGATTATAAAGTATTGCAAATTCTTCTTCATCCATTTTAGCGAATGAAATTGATTTTGGTTCTGGTCTTGTGGATCCGTCAAGCCGAATGGTAATTTCGTAGAAACCCGATAGAATAGTCAAATCGTCTCGAAAACGATCAAAATTCTTTTCTGGTACTCCATACTTTGAATTTATCTCCCCGGGTTCCCAATTCTCAAAAGCGATATTCAAAAGAGCAAAATATTTTCTAAGAAACCGATAGTTCCGAACCTTTTTAAATTCACCCTTAACGACCGATCCCGGCTTGAGCTTATTAAACCATTCGGTTGTATTCGGATCGGCGGGGGCAAGCCCCAGCTGTGTTTTTGTCAGGTATACCTTCATTATAGAGAATGTGCTTGTTCAAACACCCATACTGCAAGCTCATCAATTTGTTTTTTGGCGTTCATCGTAATCTCGGTTGCATCGCTTGATTTTGTTTCTGGATAACTTATTCCCTGCATCAAAAACTGGCTGAAGGCTATCAGCTTCTCGCGGTCGGGTTTCATCTTTTCTTGGCGCTCGACTTCTTCTTTTGCTTTTTTCTCAGCTTGTGCTTTTTCTTCTGCTTCGCGTTCTACTTTTTTCCTGGCTTCACTCTCAGCTATCGCTTTAGCCTGTTCTCTGGCTTTATACTCGAACTCCGCACGTTCCATCGCAGCTTTCTCGTCTGCTAGTTTTTGCTTTTCAGCTTCAATTTTTTCCCGCTCCGCTTTTAGTTTAGCAATTTGTTCTTCCTGCGCTTTTGTCATATTCAACATTGCAGCAAGCATCTCTGCGGCTTCCTTGCGCTCGACCTCTTCTTTGTCAAGCCGTTCCCGGGTTTGAAGCGCTTCCCGGGCAAGGCAGAGTTTTTCATTTTTGATCTGTTTCGCTTCCGATGTAAATTCATAAAATCTTTCTGGGGATATTTCGAGAGCTTCAAGTTCCGATATAATACGTTTCAATGAATCCGTTTTTTGATTGAACGGGTCTATTAAGACTCCTTTAAGTTCAGACAGCTCCCCCTGGATGCAGTCAATTCTGAGTCGTTCCTTATGCGCCTCAGCTTCTTCCCATTCCGTAACCGGCTGGCGAACTTCATCCCGCCATTTATCGAGGGTTTCTTTGGCAGGCTTCCAAGTAGCGTTGGCTTTATCAATTTTCGTCTTGGCGTCAGAGATCAATTCCTTACGGATATTGTCAAGCAGGGTCTTTGATCTGGACACCTTGTAGGCCATCGAAATTATTTCCTTGCGCCCGGCATCGGTGGTGGCATCCCCCTCGAACTCATTCAGTTTAGAACGGATTGTTGATAAGATTTCATCCATGCCGCCGTCGAAGAAGACTTTAGCCGGATTTAACTTTTCAACAACAATTAATTCCATTCCTTCCATATTAACTCTCCTTTATTTTTTTGACTATGTTTAGCATTTCTCCTATAAATTTGTCGGCACCGTTGTTGAGTTCCTGAATTGCTTTTTCGTCCCTCTCCATCCTTTTAATCCATATAGGCCGATCAATTACAAGGGGTGAATAGGATATAAAATCGCACCATTTGCGTTCGCAAATAAAGAGCCCCCATTGGATTTGTTTAACATATTCTGGTGGAATCCTGTCAGCCATTATTGTTTCAATATGGACGGATGGAATAGTACATTTTATCTCAATTATTCCGTCGTCTTTTACAGATCCATCTGGACTATAATGCTTATGGTCTGATAGCTTAACGAGCCCAACAGTTTCCACCTCACTTCCTGTAATGAGTTCATACATTTTTCGTGCGTCTGATTCCTGGTCTATGCCTCTTTCCATATGTTCGTTTTTATAGCCTTCGTGTTTTTGACCCGATAGAATCTCGCCAGCTAATCGGTAAAGAAGGCTTTTGCGTGTCTTACCCTGACCGCCAGCAACAACCGAAGAAATTGAACTTCCTCCGATTGAGCCAATACGAGCCTTAAACCATTCCTCTGAGAGCTGATCACAATTAAGTATTTCCATTTTGTTTGGCCTTTAGTTTTAAGGTTGACATAGCTGCTTTAAAGTAATTCTTCGGAAAGTTATCTATTGTTTCCGCATTGTAAAGTTCTAAGAATTTCTTTTCGTCTGATTTCGTGTAGAGAAGCATATCTTTGAGTTTCTTCTTCTGCTCGTCATCAATCGGGTCAAAGTTAAATGCCGCCTTACCGTCATCGTCCATATCGGACGTTGCGAGTCCGGTAAGGGCAAGGATTGTATACCTTTGTAGATAAGAAATTGTACTTCCAATAGCCTGAAGTGGGTTTTTGCTTCCCGAAGTATCCGGGGAGGCTGTTAGCGCCGTACTCTCACTGTGGCCGAGTTTATGATCTATCTTGCATGTAACTGTAATGGCTCCATTCTCCTGTTTTGTTACCCAGGAAGCCGATAAGCCAAATTTCCCCAAAGCTGCATTTATTTTAGATGTGATATTTGAGAGAGATGCGTGGCTGTATGAAACCGTACCACCACCAGCTTTATAATCAACCTTTTTATCTTTTTCGATTTCAGGTGGATTTTCCTTAAACAAGCTCATGGCTTCGTGGTAGGCTTTTCTGGCTTCGTTTTTTTCGTGACGTTCTTGTAGGTCCATCATCTTTTCTATAAGTTCGGGCTGATACCCCTTATGTATAGCTGCCAGAATAGCTGTATTTGAATATTCGTTCTTATCTTCGGTTATACCTGGATGTCTCTTTTCAAATTTACTTAAATCTGTGACGATTTCAGGGTTCGTCATAATCCCCCCTTTCTAATATTAGGTCTTCAAGGATTCTGATAATCCCAATATTTGTTGCTGCAAACAGAGTATCCTCCAAATCTGCTTCGGGGTTATAGTAATACTTACTAAACCAATTTGTTATTTGTTCCTGTTTTTCAATCGGAACAAAAATCCATTTACCAGGAGTCATTGTCTCACCGTATAAAAAAGTTTATGCCATAGCGCCGCGACTTTCTGCCAAATAAAGCAGATCCCGAGGGCTACCAGCGCAATGTCCAAAAGAATTAGAAAACTAATAAAGGGAGAAAACTTCATTTCATTTCATCCTCGGACCACGCCAGCACCGCCGCCCACAGGGTTAATAAGAGGGCTACTGCAAAGCATATTAAAAATAAGTAAATCACGATTTCACCTTTTAGTTGGTGCGGGGTGGTCTTGACATAGCCTGCACGCCTCGCCTTCGACCACTCCCCCGCACCGGCTTCCTGGGTAATCTTATATTCAGCTTCTAACCTTGGGTATTGCCTCCTTTCAACAGTCTTAAAATTGAGCTTCTTAGGCTCCCATCTGTGCCGTTTATACCTTCGGCCAGGTTGGCGCCCTTCTGTCGTTTTACCCACGGAATGAAACCGTATCAGCAGATGCACGATCAGTTGAGCGAAAAAATTGTTCTACCCCTTCCCCGCTTTGGCCCCCGCAGGGCTCGTCCGGTTAGAGGTGCCGCGTCTTGCCTAATAGTTTCCGTTCGTGCGCGGTTGCTTTGCCAACACCCAGGGACTTACAGCCATCTTCAAAAAACTCCTTTCCATGAATGATGTAATCGTAAAGTATGAGTGCTGTTCGGTCATGGACGCTCATATTTTGCCTATTGGCATCCCGTCTAATTTTTTCAAAACCAGCATCCCCAACTATCTTGATTAGCTTAAAACACTTTAGACAACATCTGCCGGGATTATTGGCTTCTTCTTCAGAAAATTCCTCATAACACTCGCTACACCTTGGGCATATTGTTGTTCCCATCAAAAAATCCCCCCAAGTGCTTTATAAACCCTCACCAGCGTATAGATGATGAAAACCCAGAGTATGATTGAGATCGGTAATGCTATTATTAGACCTCTCATGGTGTTATCCTTTTTCTTTCGATAAGACTATTATCCACTCTTTTTTCAATGAAAAATGTGTCATTGTTTTCATAGACCCAATATTTTTCTAAAGTATATTCCTTAAAACATACTATCTTTAAACCGTCTGGGGGAATAAATACCCTGAAATAACCCTTTATTTTTCTCATATATCTTCCCCTATTCTGGTATCCTCGCCAATTAACTTATTTTTAGATACTCTAAGCCTATGATTTTTTTTAAATCCAGCCCCCGGCTCAAGTAATTTAACCCAATAAAAATTACCAAATGGGGTTGGATCAATTTCATCTATTTCGCATGGAACTTCAAAGGAAACCATGTTCCTTAGATAGCCACCTTCTCTTTTAGTTGGAACATTAATTAAAACTTTCATTATTTTTCCCCTTTCCCCATGATGCGGTTTTTAAGTATAGTTTTAGGATAGTATATAATTAACTATTTGTCAACAAAAAAATAGTGAAAATAACACTTTTTTTTAAAATTACATCCGATTGTATTCTTTAAGGATTTCTTTTAGAAGGTCGTGGGGTTTTATTTTGAACAGGGCGGCGTAATTGGAAAGATCGGTAACACGGAGAGCCTGTTTTCCGGCTTCTATGGTTTTTACCCTTTGTTGGGCAGCATTTCGTCTGTTCCTCGGGATTCCATAAACGAGAAAACCCACTTCGTCTTGGTTTAGTCCCATATGTTCACGGTAGCGCCGGACTACATTTCCGGTCGCTTTTTGCATTTTTTCTGTTTTTATATTCATTTCTATTGACAAAAAGTGAATAATTTACTAAAATGTCTTTATGCGTTTAGTCGAATATTTACAATTACACAGTATAACCCAGGCCAAATTTGCTGAAAATATCGGTATCAGCAGATCTTATATCTGTTTGATACTTAAAGGGAAACGCCTTCCATCAGTCCCGATTGCACTCCAGATCGAACAAGAGACAGGTGGGCAAGTTACGGCGGTAGAAGTTCTTGGCCTTTATACCAATAATTCTTAACAAAAACAATCTATATTTTTTTATTGTAAAAATAACTT